CTGTTTATGTGAAGCAAGACGATGCGTTGGAAACCAAAGTGGTTAAAGCCAAGGCTGTTCGTCCTGTTGGAGCAACAAAAGAGGCTTAACCCGCTTACGAAAGGTGCCTTATGGCGTGGACATATTCAGGCGACCCCGCTGGTTCTGCTCGCGACAAGGTACGGTTTTTGTGTGGGGATGTGGACACGACCAATCAGCAGTTAAACGACGCTGAGATTCTGTTTTTGTTATCTGAGTGGAACAACGATGCGTATGTGTCGGCGGCTTGTGCTTGTGATGCTATTGCGGGCAAATACCAGTCAAAGGCTGATAGTTCGCGTTCGGTTGGCGATTTGTCTATTTCTACACAGAATTCGGCGACTGCTAAAGGGTTTCAAGATAGGGCTTCGTCGCTTCGCGCTCAGGCTTTGAGGGCTTCTCCGCCGTCTGTGAATTTTGATGGCGTGGCGTTTGACGGCACTTATGCTTTCCAGATTGACATGGACGGGTATGTTCAGCCGTGACGATTGAGACTGCTTTTCTTGATTTGATGCCATCGTCTGTGACGGTGTTTGGTGTCCAGTCCACCGATGCGTATGGCAAAAACACATTTGCAGGTAGTGGGACTTCTGTGCGGTGTCGCATTCAGCAGACAGGGCAGGTCGTAAAAAACGAAGATAGGGACGATGTGTATGAGCAGGGTCAAATTATCTTTTATGGCACTCCGACTATTACTACTTCATCTAAAATCGCATTGCCTGATGGCTCTTTCCCGTTGATTTTGTCGGTCAGAGTCCATAATGATGAATCTGGGGCACACCACACATCAGTTTCGTTTGGAAACTAACTATGGCTCGCGCTCCTATAACGGTCACTCTCGCTGGCTATGGCAAGTTTATGAAAACTATGGGGGATGCACGCCAGTCGGTGTTGCCCATCGCCAAGGAGGTGCTGTACAGCGAGGCTCAGTCCATTCTGCGCGAAAGTAGGATGGAAGTGCCGTTCCTGTACGGGTTTTTGTCTGCTTCTGGACGGGTGCATGAACCTGTTATTTATGACAACAAGGCATTGGTAGAGATTTCGTATGGCGGGGCGTCGGTTGACTATGCGTTTGACCAGCATGAAAACGAAACATGGAAGCACGCGCCGGGTCGTAAAGCGTTCTACCTGCGCGACCCTGTTGAAGAGGCTCGTAAAGGCTTTGGTGGCAGGCTTCAAAGGCAGATGCAACGGCTTCTGTACGCTCGTGGCGGGCATTCGGCAGGGCAAGAGGAGCAGATATGACCGTCCTTGATGCGTTAGGTAATTACCTTGTCTCAAATGGTATTGGGACTCTGGCTACAACGATTTTTTTGGCTCGGATGCCTGATTCCCCTGATGTTTGTGTGACTCTGTACGAGTCGCAAGGGGCAGGCGGGGCTAGTACCTTCGGTGCGGGGGTTACGGCGTTTGATGTGCCTCGTATCCGTGTTTTGTGCCGTGCTGGGCGTAATGACTATCAGATTGCTCGCGCGAAGGCTGTGGATGTCCGTAATTTGCTGGGCGCTGTCCGTAAAACGACCCTTTCTGGTGTCGGGATTTTGACAATTTTGGCGACCAGCGAGGTGTACCCGATGGGGCGCGACGGCGATGACCGCCCAATTATCGGATGCGATTACAGCGTATGGCTGTCGTAGCAAATCCTTATGGGGGTTCGGTTTCAGAGGATAAAGAGCCACGATGCTGGCGATGCAAGAAGATGCTGGCGGTTCTGGTTACGCGCCCGTGGGTGATTATCTGCCATCGGTGTAAAGCCAAAAACGGAGCATGATTGACTTTTGGGGGCAGGGCAGGTAAGGTTTCTCCAGCGATTGATTGTTTGAAGGAGGACAATAATCGGTCGGGAGTTGTTTCAAGTCTGCGGATTTTGGAACCTTTGTTGGCATTGAGGTGCGCTCTTTAGAGCCAGTTGTACTGGTAGTTGTATTCGCCTATTTAGGAGGCGCTGTTGTTAAAACGCTTATTACTTTGTTGTTGTTTGTTTTGGGGCACTTTGAGTGCTCCCGTATTTGCAGGGGTTTCACAGCCCCCTGTGCCCTCTGAAAAGGTGGCAAAAAGTTCTGTGTCAGTCCCATCTGACAAATCTCGCCGTTGTCCCAAGTGGGAACCGTTGATGAAGAAGATGGGTTTACAGCCGATTCATGTGTTTAGTTATTTGGCTTGGCGCGAGTCGCGGTGTACGCCCAAAGCGGTCGGGTGGAACTACCGCAAAGGTAAGAGCGCCAAGGATTGCAAGTTGGTGCCTTACGATGCGTACAGGAAGTGTCCTGCTGTGAAATCGTATGACTCTGGTTTATGGCAGGTTAATTCAAGTTGGAAAACGGTAACGGCACAGGTGTGCAAGTCCCCACAAGGCGACATGACCGTGCTGTTTGACCCTGTGTGCAACGCAAAAGTGGCTAAGTACCTCTTAGACAATGGTGGATTCAATCATTGGTCGTTGGAAAGATAACTACGGTTTAGCCCAAGCCAACTGGCTTTGGTAGTAAATTCAGATGCGTAAGTGTCCTTGTGACCTCGGCTTTCACCGTTCGTGCCCTCAGTGGTCTGTGGGAACTGAGGTGCTTTGACGCCTTGTTTTCAGGAGTAGAAATGCCTAAATATCGTGTTTTGCAGGGGATTGACTTCCCTCCTGACCGCCGCGTTGAAGCGGGTTCAATCGTGGACGACTTACCTCCTAAAGCAATCAAATGGCTCCGCGAGCAAGGTTTGATTGAGTTGGAAGATGCGAATAGCGCCGACGAATTTACTCCAGTCAAAGATGTTGTGGCGTCAAAAAAGACCCCTGATGTCGTCGCTGATGTGGTTCTTGAAGAAACGGTGGAAATTTAATGGCTTTTATTCATGGTAAATCGGTTTCCGTGCTCCACGGGGCTTTTGATTTGAGTGCTTTTTTGAACGAAGCCAGCACTGCTCGGCAAGTGGACACCGCAGAAACAACCACTTTTGGTGCTTCTGGTGGAGCCAAAACCTATGTCACTGGTCTTAAAGACGGCACTTTGTCGTGCTCAGGTTTGTTTGACGGTTCTGCTTCCGCGATAGATGAAGTTCTGACATCAAGTTTGGGTTCAGATTCATTGGCACCAGTGACTCACGCGCCAGAGGGATTTGCAGTCGGCTCGCGCGTCTCTGTTTTGCAGGCTAAAACCACCTCTTATCAGGTTTCATCTCCTGTTGGTGATGTGGTGTCGGTGTCTTACGATGCACAGGCTGACGGGGGCATTGACGCAGGCGTGTCGTTGTGCTTGTTGGCGTCTGTATCGGCAACGACCAATACCTCGTCTCACGACAACACCGCGTCCACCGCAAATGGTGGATTGGCTCAGTTGCATGTGACGGCGAACACTCGCGATGTGAGCACAGTTTTTAAGGTTCAGCATTCCGCTGATAACTCAACTTGGGCTGACCTTGCAACTTTTACGACCGTAGCAACGGTTGTTAAAACTTCGGAAAGAGTCGCTGTCGCTAGTGGCACTACCGTCAACCGTTATCTTCGGGCACAGGCAACTTTGTCCGCTGGTACGGGTTCAATCACCTATCAAATTTCCTTTAGTCGGAGGTAACACACATGGCTTTTGCACATGGTAAATCAGCAGTATTCAAATTGGACGATTCGGGTGGCACCCTTCGTACCTTGTCAAGTTATGTTTCAGAGGTCAGTTTGCCTCGCAATATTGATACGGCAGAAACAACGACATTCGGCGTTGCTGGAAGCGCCAAAACCTACATCGTAGGTTTGTCGGATGCGACTATCGGCGTGTCAGGATTTTTTGACGCTACTGCCGATGGTTATTTGGCTGGCGTGGTTGGCAATGCCGCCACCTTGTCCTTTGAAATTGGACCTGAAGGTAGCACCGCTGGTGCCGTAAAGTACACAGGCGAGTGTATTATGACCTCGTACCAAGTTGGTTCTTCCGTTGGAGATGTTGTATCTGCTTCGGCTGACTTTCAAGTTACAGGTGCTATCACTCGTGGCACTTACTCATAACCAATAGGAGAAAAACCGTGTCCCTTCGTGACCGCATTTTAGCAGTAGATGATTCCCAGAGAGAGCAACTTGTTGTTCCTGAATGGGGTATGACCATTGAAATCAGAGGTATGAGTGGTGCTAGTCGCGCTTCAATTACCCAAGACGCCGCCGATAACAACGGCACTATCAACTTCGGCAAAATGATGCCTGAAATCATCGTCGGATGCGTATTTGACCCTGAGACTGGTGAGCAAGTGTTTACTGCCGATGACCGTTCTTTGGTGATGGAGAAGTCGGGCGCGGCGTTGGACAAGATTGTTACTCTTGCTATGGCTTTGTCAGGTTTCGGCGAAAAAGCGGTGGATGAAGCGGGAAAAGGCTCCTTGTCAATAGCGAGCGCCGATTCCTCTTTAACCTAGCGGAGTTGCTAGGGCGTACCGTGGCTGAATTGCTTTATGGTTCGCCCGCTCATAGACCGATTTCTTCTGCGGAGATAGTGGAGTGGGTGGCGCTGTTTAAGTTGAGAAATCACGAACAGGCTCAACAGGCTCAACGACAAAGCAGGAAGTAATTTATGGCTGATAATATGAATATCCAAGCGATATTGTCAGCCGACGCGTCTGGGATGGTGCGGGGCTTCAATAGTGCTACTGCTTCCGCTCAACAACTTCAAGCAAAACTAAACCCTCTCAACCGTTCTTTATCAATCGCTGGCGGGGTTATTGGTGGTGCTGGTTTTGCCATGTACAAGATGGGCAGGCAGGCGTTTGACGCCGCGGCTCGTGTGTCGGAGATGCGTGTGGCTATCGGCGCTATTGGTAAGGCGTCGGGGCTTGGCGAAAAAACCATTATGGACACCGCTAAGGCAATTCGCAAGCAGGGAATTGAGATGGCGGCGGCTCAAAAGATTGCCATTACCTACGCTCAAAACAACCTGAATATGGCTGACGCGGCAAAAGTTGCCCGTGTCGGTCAGGACTTGGCTGTTATTTCTCAACGAAACTCTACTGATACGGCTGAATTGCTAACGAGGGCTATCCAAACGGGTAACTCGCAGTTGTTGAAATCGGCGGGTATCTCGCGTATGGCTGGCGAAGCCTACGATGAATACGGCAAGAAGTTAGGCAAAAGTTCTACATCTTTGTCTGCTTTGGAGCGTCAGCAGGCTATTACGAACTTAATTCTGTCTGAAGGAGCGAAGGTCGCGGGTATTTATGAAGCCGCGATGACCGAACCCGGCAAGGTCTTGCGGTCATTCCCTCGTCTGGTCAACGACATGCAGGTTGCTTTAGGTCAATCTTTGCTTGATGGTTTCGGACCTGCAATCAAGGTGTTTTACGATTTTACCAAAGCGATATCGCAGGCTGTCTCGGAGGGCGGTGCGTTTCATCCTATGGTGCAGGTGATGAGCGGGGTGATGACCCAGTTGCTTGAACCGCTAACAAACGGCATCAGCGCGATGACCAATTTCGTCAAATCTTTGAGTTTGAGTCAATCGGGTGTTGCTTCGGCGACTGCTTCGGTGACTAAGTTTTTGCCTGTTTTGGCGGCGATGGGCACTGGTTTGTCGGTGTTGGCTGGCAAAAACATTTTGAGCATGATTCCTGTAATTGGAAAATACGCTTCGGTGTTTAACCCGTGGATTGGAGCAATTACGGTGTTGGTGGCTTTAAGCCCTCGTCTCCGTGAGTCCTTTATGCGTATTGTCAAGGCGCTTTTGCCTTTGCTTCCCGCAGTCAAAAACACGGCTATCGCGTTTACGAAGATGGCTGAGAGGATTGTTTCTACTATCGCCGATGTGGTGGATGTTTTGGTCGGACCGCTGACTGTTGCTGTATCTATTTTGTCGGCTGGCATCTACTTGCTGACATCGGCATTTGGTTCGTTGGAACCCGTCATCTATCTCATTGGTTCCGCAATGCTTATTAATTTTGTCAAGGGTGCCGTTGCTGGTAATCAAGCAATCAAAACGCTTGTCTTTAACTTGCAGTTCATGGGCTTGCAGTTGAAAGAAACGGCGATGCGACTGAAGAGTAACTTTGCTTTTGGTTTAGCGACAACAGGTTCGGCGTTGAAGGCTTTTGCTGGTACGGGCATCGCCGCTTTTAAGGCTGTTGGATTGGCGGCGAAGGCTATGGCTATGTCAATGATTCAAACTCTTTTGCCGTTGATAGCAATTTTTGCTGTTATCAAGGTTGTTCAGATGTTGGGGGCGGCGTCTAAGCAGACTAAAGAGCGCACAAACGATTTGAATGATGCTTTGAAAGAGAATGTTACGGCTCTGAAGGGCAACAAAGAGGCTACTTTGCAGTATCTCGCTTCGCTTGATGGGGTGGCAAAGCAACTGGCGACGACAGGAGAGGACGGAGACAAACTGACGAGCGCGTTGAACACGATGGGTGTCAGTGCTACGGATTTTGCTGACAAGTTAACGCTTTTGAAGGGCGCTCAGGACAGCAATGGGGTGGCAAGAAGGGCTTACTATAAGAGTCTTTTGTTGGCGCAGGGCGTTGAGGCAAGTCAGGCACAATCTATTGCTTACAATGTTCACATGTATGAGGGGTTAGATGATGTTTTGTATGGGGTGGCAGACCAATATAAGGGGTATGCGACAGCGTTGGAAGAGATTGATGACCAAGCGGAGAAAACCAGTATTCAGGATTTGGTGACGGCTAGGTTGTCTCAAATTTCTGCTCTCGGCAAAGAGCAGGCGGCTTATGCTTTACAAGTTGAGGAAAAAGTCCGCGCTCAAGCCGCGACAGAAGGATTGACGAACGAAACCATTATTGCCCAGCGTGTTTTGGTTGAGTTGAATGCTAGTTATGGCGAGTTTATTGCTATGCAAAAAGCAAAAACCGCAGAGGATTTGAAGGCAACACAAGTGGTTGGCACAACCGCTGTAGCCGTACAAACGCTGATTGACAAGTTGGATGC